AAAAAATTTACCTAATATTAGTATAAAAGAAAAGAAGAAAAGAAAGCCAAAAGATAATACAAAAAAGAAAGAAGAATTAGAAAAATTAGTAGAAACAATAGAAGATAAAATGAAAGATTTTGAGGGGAAGAAACAGATTGTAGGGAAAGTATTAAGCAATGGAAATACTATTGAACAAGTCCCTGTATATATACCACAATTTACCGTACCAGACAAACCTTCAAAGGAAGATTTAAATGATATAATTAATGATATATTTGTTTCTGAAAATAATTTAAGGCAATTTTACGAACAAAAAACTAATCAACCATTTGAAGAAATTGAAGAGATATTTGATAATCAAGAAGATGAAGGAGTGCCTAATCGTGGAGACACAATCACAGAGACGGAAGTTATACCTAATACTGAAGACACAATAACGGAGCAAACAGCACTACGACCTTCACCTACACCACCAGAAAATAATTTAATAGAAGTTGTAGGAGAAGCAGTAGATGATACTGAAGATAAATTAATACAATGGTTTAATAATTCATCACCGCCAAAATTACAATTAAATCAATCACAACAAGAGTTTGAAAATTATGACAAAACAGAAGACGAATTAAAAGATTATTTAAAAAAAATTAATAAAGACCAAGATGAAATTATAAAATTAAAAGAAATTGAATTAAAAGAAAAAGAACAGATATTGGAACAGATGAATGAAGTTAATGATTTAAATATTAACGATGTAGATAAATTAGAAGATGAAATTGCTAAAAAATTACAGATTATAGAAAATATGAAAGATGACAACGAAAGAGATGATAAAATAAAACAAGCTGAAATATTATCATTACAATTAGAAAATTTTGAAAGAGAAATTGAATTAAAAGATGAAATTGATAAAAATTTACAAATTATAAAAGAAATGAAAGATGGTAAAGAAAAGGATGAAAAAATAAAACAAGCTGAAATATTATCATTACAATTAGAAGGTTTTGAAAAAGAAGATACATTAAAAAACACAATAGAATATTTAAAAGAAGAAATAAATGATACAAAAGAAGAATTAGATAATTTTAAAAATATGCAAAAACCTAAATTATCATTAGGAAAAGATGAACAATTTCAACAGCAAATAGAACAATTTCAATTAACTACACCTGAACGCGAAAAAGTAAGTGATAAAAGATTGATTGAAAAACAAGCATCTACATTAACTGAAAATTTTCAAAATTTAGGTATAGAACACAATATCGGTTCATATAACAACATATTGAAATTGGAAGAACTACGAAGACAATTAAATGATGATACACTTTTTAGTAATATAACACAAGATATATATACAAATACAATACCTAAAAAAATGCAAATAAAACAATTTTTAAATGAAATGAAGACAAAAATATTAGAACTAAAAAGGGATAGGGATAATGAACCATCACCACCTGAAAATAATGAAAAAGATAATAAAGACGATAATAAAGAAATAGATAATGAAGAAATAGATAATGAAGAAATAGAAAAAATAAAAACTGAAGCATTAGATGATGTTTTAACAAATCTTAAAAAAACATTAGATAATAAATATAACGAATTAAACAAAGAAGAAACTATTTATAACGATTTATTAGAAACATACCAAGAAATTGAAAATGAATATACAAGCTATAGTGATACTCTTGAAGAACAAATGAAAATTCAAGGAATAAATAATATAAACGAAATAAACCAAATAGAAGATGAAAATGAAAAAGAAAAATTATTAGTATTACATTCATTTATTACCGACGAGAATAATAATTCTTTAAATATTTTAAATCAATTAGAACAAACTTTTGATGTTAAAAAACAAGAAATTGAAGAATTACGAACTGAATATGAAGAAATTAAATTAGTGTATGATACACAATTTTTAGAATTCAGTATGTTTATGAATAGGGAATAAAATTAAAATATACTTTTTGCCTTTTGAAAAAAGATACTTTTTAGAGCCTTTTTGGAAAAAAGTGTTAAAAGTGCAAAATTATTTTATTTGTATATAATATAATGAAATATTATAAAAAAGAGAATAAAATAGGAGAATTAAATGAAATCAAATTTAAACCTGAAATTGAAACGGTTGTAGGTTGTAATTTAGAAAATACTTACAAATTTAATACATTTGATTTTATAAATAAAGATAAAAAAATATTAGTAGAATTAAAATGCAGAAATTGTTTAAAGAATAATTATTCAACGACAATGATAGGAATGAATAAAATTGAAAGAAGTAAAATTAAATTTGAAGACGGATATAAGATATATTATTTCTTTAAATTTTTAGATGGTTTGTTTTATGTAGAATATAATAATGAATTGAAATATGAAATTAAAACAGGATTTCGGTATGACCGACCAGAAACAATAACTAAAAAACCATTATATGCTTATATAAATGTTGATGATTTGGTTATATGTTAATTGTATTTACTTAAAAATAAATTAATACTAATATATGTAATGGGTTAATGGTATTGGCGATACGATTGATTGATTACAACTGCTTGTGTATTTTTTATCATTATATAATACATATTTTTTTTATACTTTTTAAAAAAAGATACTTTTTTCTAAAAAGTATCTTTTTTTAAAAGGCTGATTAATCACTATCACTTAATATTTCACATTTATCTTCCTTAATTTTTTTATTCTTTAACATAGTTTCTTGAAGATGAAATGTAATACCAACATTTGTTTTGTTAAACCAAATATAACTTAAATCAATTAAAGATTTAGCCTCTCTATTCTTTGTTAAACTTTCAATACTATCTACAGAATATTTTATAGGCATTTTATCTTCATCATAAATCTTTAAATGTAATGCATTAAGTTTGTCAAAGTTCCTTATTTTTGGACTAAATAGAGCAGTATTATTATTTCCTGAATTAATAGATGATTTGAATTCTAAACCCTTTAATTCATCGTGGTCTTTCATTTCATTTTGAACTATATTTTCTATTTGTTTAATTTTATTTATTGTTTCTTCATTTTCTAAAATCAAAGTTTGAGTGAAAGGACATTTAAAATTAAATTTTTTTATACCAAAGCTTCTACAATTTTCAAATTGTATTCTTAATGTTTCACTACTATCATTATATTTAAAATTAGCAAATCCCATTCTTCCAGTATTATTTATATTAACTATTTCTAATAACGATGTGTCAATGTTTTTAATTTTAATTTTATTTACCATAATATAATTTATATTGTTAATTCTTTTTTAAATCGTTTTAATTTGTATATAAGGACTTAAAGAAATAACACTATATATATATATATATTATGTGTGTCACCGCAGAATTACAAAAACAAATGAAATCAGTTACTACAGCACTTGAAAAATATGATAAATCATATGATAAAAAATTTGAGATTCTTAAAAATTGTTTAAGATGTATTTCATCTAATGAAGGGAATAACAATTATAGTTTTTTAAGATTATATGTTGATGATAATAAAGATTTAAAAAAGTATATGAATGAAAATTTTGATGAAATTAAAATTTGTTTTAAAGATTGTAATTTACATTACAAGTTGAATAGTAATATTAAAATTATTATGCATATGATGAACCAATTAAATATCAAATATGAAAGTAAAAGGAGATATAAAAAAATAGAAGGAAGAGATAAATTAAAATCAACTCAAATTTATCTATTTAATATGGAGTTATAAAAAAATTGTTTTTTTTCTTATATTCCTTATATCTTAATTAAAACGATTTAAAAACGAATTACTATATATATATATAATGACAGGGACATACAAGCAGAAAACAAATGAAACAAAAAATAATAAGACTACATATGTAGCAAAAGAAGAAGAGAATTATAGTAGTAAGAGCAAAAAATTAAATAAGGATTTAAAATTGATTTATAAATCTAATAATAAGTATATGGTTAAAATCAAGAACCCTATAACCAAAAAAAATATTAGTATTAAATCTCTTTCAAAGAATTTAAGAAATAATAAATATAATCAAAAACAGATTCAAGAAATTCAAAAAAAATTAAGAGAAGAGAATTTGGGCTATAATTCCTCTACTGGAAGAGTTACTAAATCAAATAATACAAAATTAAAAAAGCAACTCAAAGAAGATATTAATATGAAGAAGAAATTTAAAGAAGACATTGAAAAATCATATGACAACAAACTTATTAAATTATTTCAAAAAAATATGTTAGAAACGCTACAAGGAAATCAAATGACACAAATAAAGATGGATTTTAAACATTATAATAAATCACAAGCATTTAATAAAATGTTAAATTCACTACCTAATATCACACAAAACATAGTTATGACTTATGGAAATGGTAAGAAATATACTCTAAATGAAATCAACCGTAAAAAATTAATTAAAATGTTTAGTGAAGACGACATAGAAGAATTTGTTGATGGAATTCAACCTACAGGTAATGATGGAAGCGATGTTGAGTTTGTAGAAGCAGTAATCAAAGGAGATAATAATCTAACATTCCAACAATTAAACACACTTCAATTACAAGGTGCTGATTCAACTTGGGGAACTAATAATATACCAGTTAAGAATGTTAATAAATTATTAGGTGGTGCTATGTTCCCATACATATTAAAAAAAGAAAATGGTAAATTCTGTAATGACATTAATTTAAGTAAGTATGGAATATTTGATGAATTTGTGTCCAGCAATTATGATGAAAATTGTTTATTAACCGCTTTAAAGAATTCTGGTAAATTAGACCTTAAAACGATTGAGAAAGTTAAAATGAATTTTAAAAGTAGAGAAATTCCAAAACGAAAATTAAATGATATTGCTAAACAATTAAATATTCATATTGTATTACATCAACCAGATGCAAAAAATTGCTACTATGGAGATAAAAATGAACAGATTATAAACCTTGGACTTATTGAAAATCATTACTTCATTATTGATAAAACAAACATAACATCATATGCTTTAAATAACTACGATGATGTGAAAGATATGAATAAATGGAACGAGTTATACAGAAGTTCAAAAAGGGACAAAAGACGATACATTGATAGTTATGATGTTATTAGATTATTAATTAAAAACAAAGAGAAATTTTTAGAACCCATTACTGCTTCTAACGAGTTGTATAAAACATCTTATTATGATAAATTTGAAGTTGAAAATTTAGATGCGTATGATGATGATAATTTTGATGAAGTTAAATTTAAACACAAAGATGATTATTTAGGAAATTACGCATTCTTTGATTTTGAAACATTGACAAAAGGAAAACACACTCCATATTTATGTAATACTGATTTAAGAAAGGAATCATTTTATGGTCCTGACTGTGGAAGAGAATTATTAAGTTTTATTACTAAATATTTTACTGACGAAGAACAACCATTAACAATACTCGCTCATAATTTGAGTTATGATTTTCCTTTCGTTCAATCATATTTAAATAATATTGAATGTTGTAGAAAAGGTAATCAATTAGTTTGTGCTACTGCTAAATTTAAAGGAAGAGACATACGATTTTTAGATAGTTTGATGATGATTCCTATGCCTTTAAGAAATTTTGCTAAAACCTTTGGATTAAAATCTCATAAAGAAATTATGCCTTATGATTTATACACAAAAGAAAATGTTAATAATAATGGTGGATATTTGAAATTAGAAGATTGTTTAAAAAGTTGTCATTTAAGAAATAAAGAAGACAGCGAATTGTTTATTGAAAATTGTACTAAATGGGAATGTATCACTGAAGGAAAAGTGAATCTATTACAATATTCATCAGTGTATTGTTATATGGACTGTGTAGTTTTAAGAGATGGATATAATAAATTTAGAGAATTAATGAAAGACTTAAACGGATTGGATATTCTTAATTATTATTCTATTGCTTCAATAGCGCAGGCTCATTTAATTGCTAATGGATGCTATGAAGGTATATGTTCTATTTCAGGTGTCGTTCGAGAATTTATCCAGAAATGTGTAGTTGGTGGTAGATGTATGACAATGAATAATCAAAAACATATATTAACTAAATCCAATGCTTTAAATTATAGAAGAAGAAATAAAAGTAAAGTTTTTAATGATAAATGTTTTAAATTGGCGGATTATGATGCGTGTAGTTTATATCCAAGTGCGATGAATAGAATGGACGGGTTTTTAAAAGGAAAACCATCTGTATTAAATCAAACTGATATTGTTAATATTGAAAATAATCTTAACCATTTTGATGGATACTTTGTTAAAATAAGAGTTAATTCAATAAATAAAAAATACAGAATTCCTTGTATGTCTTATGTTAATAAAAATGGTATTAGGGATTGGTCAAATAAATTGGAGGGTCAAATATGTTATGTAGATAAAACAACATTACAAGATTGGGTAGAATTTCATAAAATCACATTTAATATAATTGAAGGGTATTATTTTAATAATGGTAGAAATTCTACAATTAAATCAGTTATTAGACATATATATGATGAAAGAAGAAAATATAAGAAATTAAAAAACCCTCTTGAAGCCGTCCTTAAATTGATTATGAATTCAGGATATGGCAAAAGCATTTTGAAACCTATTGATTCAACTGAAAAATTAATACCTCTTAATAAATTTGAT